ATGCAGGCGCGAACCGGCATCTCCGAGCGTCGTGCCTGTCAGTTGATCGGGCTGTCCCGCTCGGTGTTGTGCTACCAGCCGCGAGCCAGTGTGCAAAACACCGAGCTGCAAGCCCAACTGGTGGAACTGGCCCAAGAGCGCCGGCGCTTTGGCTATCGCCGCCTGCACATCCTGCTGCGGCGTGCTGGCGTGCAGGTCAACCACAAGCGGATCTATCGCCTGTACCGCGCTGCCGGCTTGATGGTGAAACGGCGGCGCCGCCGCCATGGCGTCGCGGTGGAGCGCGAACGCCTGAGTTTGCCGAGCGCACCAAACCAAGTCTGGTCGATGGACTTCGTCTTCGATGCACTGAGCAACGGGCGGCGGATCAAATGCCCTATCAGCGCGACATCAAGCTGAAGCTGATTCAGCCTGGTAAGCCCACGCAGAATGCCTTCATCGAGTCGTTCAACGGTAAGTCCGGGACGAATGCCTCAATGAGCACTGGTTCTGTTCGCTGGCCGAAGCGAGAATCCGCATCGCGGCCTGGCGGCGGGATTACAACGCACACCGACCGCACAGCGCGATTGGCAATCCCACCCCGGCAGAATTTGCTGCAAGTTGGCGAACTCGCCAGCAGCAGCTGAAGCAGGAAAAATTAATATCAACCCCAGGGCCTACTAACTAGGCAGCGGTACTAAAACTGGGGGCAGGTCACTGCAACGCGGGCACATTGACTGCCTTGATCATCACACCTACCCAGTCTTACGCCAAGATGTTTTGGTCGGCCTACTGATGCCCCCTACCGTAACGTCATTCAGAGCAACTTGCGCTGACTTGCTTCTTCCAGAGTGCTCCGTGCCAACTTGGCCAAGATCTCATCAGTCGATTCGTTGAAGGGCAGGGCGAACACCAGCAGTAGCTGCGTCCAGGTAGTCGTTATCTCCCGTTTGACCACGCGTCCTTGTTCCTTGCCATTGGCATCGAAGAAACGAGTCTCCATGATCCACTCATTGTCAAAGGTTCCCGGAATCACCAGTAAAGTAGCGCCTGAGAGGATCGCCAGAAGCATGCTGCCGGTTTCATGGTTGCTAACCTTCACCTTGGCGTAGACGTCCGCAGTATTGAGTCCGAGCGCGACTTGCTCGAACGCTTGACTGCTCTGGTACTCTTTGATCAGCAGTCTCTCCAGGCGAGGTAGATTGAATCCGCGCTGACTGGGGGTACCGTTGAACTGATAGTCGGTATCGACCTTGAGGCTGACGGTGGGCTTGGCCGAGTTCAGTGGAATCGGCCAAGCGCTGGCGTCTGCCTGCTGCTGGTGCGAATAGGAAATGCAGCCGGTGAGTTGCAGGCAGAGAGCGCCTAATAGCGCGAGGTGGTATTTCTTCATCAGTCTTGCGCGAGAAACCTCGTCCTTGGGCGAGGAGGGATAGCGCGTCACGCGAAGCGTGACCCTGCTCTCGCTGCCTCCTTCTGGGGGGTGCTATCGGTAGGGTGTGAGAAAAAGGCGTAGCCATCGGCCTTCTGGATGATCTTGCAGTGGCTAATGCTTTGAATCGCCGTTGTTGCTGTTTGGATGGTGAAACTACCGGTTTGGCGGACTGCAACCGTTCCCTGGTCAATCCGGCTTGCTTTCACAAGGCTCCCCCTCAGGGCAGGGCAACTGCGCAGTGGCATCCTTCAGCAGCGACTCCACCAGTTGGGTGAGTTGCACACTGCCCAGGGAGAAGGCGGCATAGTCGTGATCCCAGAGGCCTGTGTTCTGCTGGACGTCCAGTGCTTTGTGGCTGCTGGCCAGCGCCTTGCCCTCAGCGTTTTCGATCAACAGGTCACCGACCAGATCGTACTTGTCCACGTAGATTGGGCCGTTCACCCAGATCCATGCAGTCAGTGTCAGCAGGGCACCTGGGATATAGCCGGGATGCGGGGTTCGCTTGCCTTCTAGCGAGGAGAAGCTGAACTTCAACACAACGTCATTGCCTTCGACCTTCGCTGGAAAGCTGATCAAGCGCCCGAAATACTCACCGCGCTCGACATGCTGCCCGATCTGTTGGGTCAGGGCCGCGCTGACGGTGCGGCGCCAGTCAGCATTGGTAATTTTCCTGTCGGTGATCTGTACCTCTTCCACCTGAACAGCGTGCGGGTAGGTGCTTTGCGCTGTTTCTGAAGGTGCGCCGATGGGACCGGCGGGATGGAACGAAACACACCCGCCCAGACCAAGCATCAGCAAACCAGTGAGTGGTGGCAGAGTCGAACGCACGGTCTCTCCTTGAACTACCCGCAACTCTGGTCGTTGCATCGAGAGGGTAGTGATGATTTACGGATATCAAGAAATGACGGAAAGCAAGGGAAGAGCATTGCGGGGCGACTTCCTTATCGCTACGTCATCGCTTCCTGGCAGCAAGCGATGCAGGTGGCTGCATTATGCCATTATGCCCTTCTTGTGTCAGGCCCTGAAGAGGAGAGAGGATTACAACGAGGAACATCCGCAGCGCACTGAACTACCGCTCGCCACTGCGCAATTGCGCTTACTTGACCACCTGATTGCATTTGACTAGACCAAGCATTTGCATCGGATCTGAGACCGGCAGAGAACGACCAATAGCTAGCTTTGAAGGGCAGTTTGTAATCCCAGACACCGATTTAGGCGACAATCCTTGCCGTGAGAGAGGTGTCTGATGAGCAAGCAACGACGTACGTTTTCCGCCGAGTTCAAGCGAGAGGCCGCGCCCCTGGTGTTGGACCAAGGCTACAGCCATATCGACGCCTGCCGTTCGCTGGGTCGGCCTTGCGCCGTTGGGTGAAACAGCTCCAGCAGGAGCGCGACGGCGTGACCCCGAAGAGCAAGGCGCTCGCCCCAGAACAGCAGAAGATCCAGGAGCTGGAGGCTCGGATCAACCGGCTGGAGCGGGAGAAAGCGATCCTAAAAAAGGCTACCGCTCTCTTGATGTCGGACAAACTCGATAGTCGGTGGAAGTGGTCTGTTCAGCTTTCGATGTGGCGCGGTCTTGCTACTACGTCCACCGTCTTCGACGTCGTCGGGTCGATGCGCGCCGCGTTGATGCGTGAGCTGGGCCTGGTCAGCAAGCAACCGGGCTCGCACGCCTATAGACAGGCCATGGTTGAGCGGCCGGATATCCCGAATCGGCTGAACCGCGAGTTCGCGGTCCAGCGTCCCAATCAGGTGTGGTGTGGCGACATCATGTACATCTGGGCGCAAGGCCGCTGGCATTACTTGGCGGCGGTGCTGGATCTGCAGGCACGGCGGGTGATCGGCTGGGCGTTCTCGGCCAAGCCGGATGCCGAGCTGGTGATCAAGGCCCTGGACATGGCCTACGAACAGCGCGGCAAGCCACAATAGGTGCTGTTCCATTCGGATTCAGCCAGTTACGCCAGCCGCTTGTTCCGGCAGCGACTGTGGCGCTACCGGATGCAGCAGAGCATAAGCCGCCGGGGGAACTGCTGGGACAATTCGCCGATGGAGCGTCTGTTCCGCAGCCTGAAGTCGGAATGGGTCCCGCCGACTGGCTACCTGACGGCGCAGGAAGTCCAGCGGTACCACCTGCGGTGGCCGAAGAAAAACTCAACCCACTGTCCGGGATGGGTTGACCACTACAAACGGTGTTCACCGATTTCATCGTTCGGAACGCATCGTCTCTCAAGGGCAAGCTGTGGCAGTCAACGAGCGCAGACTGGTCGCTGCAACAGTATCTTCTGAGCTCCACCAATATCAGTAATGACGTGCTCAAAATATTGCTCGATGGCGTCGTGCTTCAAGACCTATCAATGATAAAAGCAGCGCTACCTGAAGGGCGGTGGGTCATGCTGGTAGCCTCATCATTTCTGCCATACAGCTCGGAAGTCAGGGAGATCGTACTGAATACTTGCCCACATCTCGAAGGCCAGTACCTGGTTGAACGGTGGGATCTAGCAAAGGCAGAGATCGATATCAGTTCTCTCCAGCTCGACTCGATGCTCACTCTGAGCAAAAGCAAAGCGCTGCCACTCACACAGAAAATTCAGATGTGGTCAGGGCTTAGCCTAGAGACGATTGAAAGCAAACCGGAAGCGGTTCCAGAGCTCGGCCGTGTATCTATGCTGGCCAATAAAGCTGGCGAAAGGTTTGCTGATCCGCTGATGCCTGTGCTGCGACATCTGGTTCGCAACGCGAGCCTAACCTCGGAGCAGCGCTCTGAAATGCTGACACAATGTCTTCCTGGGATGAAGTGGCCGGAGGTTGCCGCAGCTCTAGGGTTGCTCGACGATGAGGACTTCAAAACCGTGAGCGCGAAGGTCAAGAAGATCAAGGTAAGAAACACCGAGTCAAACCGGAGGTTAGTCAACGAGATGAGATCTGAGGGGTACTTGGCAACGGTGACCTCAGAGGACGACGTCATCATCGCAACCACCAGGCCCTCGGCAATGACATCTGAGGACGCCTGAGCGTTGAAGGTAGCAGCTTAGCGACCACCGTACAGCACAGCGCCAGATCGGGCTTGACGCTTTAGGACTGAATCATCCTGGCTTCTAACATAGCATTTAATTTAACATAATATACATTATGCGAAGCCAGAGATCACAACGTGCGGGGCGAACGGCTGCCATCAGCAACAACGGTCACGCGGGTTCCCTGCTGCTGAGGCTGCGGCTGAAACGAATGCGGGGTCTGCACCTGCGCACCGGTCGCGGCGGACGCTGCGCTACGCTGGCTGCCGCCGCTCGCGGTGCTTGTCGCATCCATCACAGTCGATACGGCCCCTCGGCCCGTCCAGAACGTCACACGCTCGCCGTCGATGTCGCAATACAAATCGGGCGTCTGTTCGAAGAACCGGCATTTCTCAATCGGCCAGAACCGCGTGCGGCCACCTTCGGACACCAGCACCACGCGTGACGTCTTGCTGATCGGTCGATCCGGCTCCGCGTTGTAACCATCCTTCGACGGCCACGCCTCAGCCCGGCCCAGGCCGGCATGCACATAGCCGGCAATCCGCCAGATCGCAGACGGCACCGGCCCATTCGACGACGCGCCATAGACCGCTTGCATCGCACGCCCCGCAGGAGCCGCCACCGGCTGCGCCTGTTCAACAACCTTAGCCGCGGGAGTCGGCGCTGACGCTTGCTTGGGCTGCGGTGGCGTGAAGAACCGGACGACCCCGGGAATCCCCACTGACAGACAGACCACAATCAGCCCAACAAGCCCCCAGAAGCCCCAGGATCGCCAGAACGAGCCACGGGTATCGGCCTTCGACTCATCGCCCACACCGCCCGTTTCGGACTGCGTAGCTGACTTGTAGTAACGGTAAACGTCAGGCTTGAAACGCCCGGCCGTGCTGCGAAGCAGCTTCGACTTCGGCGGGCTGTCGCCCTTGGCCACGCCGTTGTAGATATCGACCCGGAACATGGTCTTCGACTTCTTGACCATCCGGTACGTCGTTTCGACCAACAGGGTGGCCCAGCTGGCGAGCTGGTCGAGGTCCTGAGTCACCATCACAACCCGCATCGACCGGTTTTTCTTGTCTACGCGGTGTCGATGCTCGGCCAACAGCTTCTTGTCGGCCATCGGCGCATCGTTGGTTTTCTGGCCCTTCGGCCAGCGCCGCCAGAGTTCGTCGAGGACCAGGACCGAACCAGGCGGCGCAAAGTCGGCCAAGTCTTCACGCTCAAACCAGTCTTCCGGCAATTGTTCAATAGTCCCGCCAAAATCCATCAGTAACATATCGACTTCGAGCGGAATATTAGTCACTACATGCCGGTCTTGTTTCAGTGACGGGATAATTACGTGCTCGACAACGCCATAACTTTTACCGTGCCCAGGCTTGCCCACATATGCATCAATCGCCATACATCACCTCAACCGATAATCGGGATACGCCGGAGGATGAATCGCAGCAGATACGCGCCCAGGACCATGGTCACGCCTGGACCAATCTGAAATGCATTGGCGAAATACACCACCGACGGCGGTATTGACTGGAACGCGTTACCTGCCTGCGCAAAGAAATCCGGCACCGGCAGCCACTGGAAGAACTTCACAATACCGGAGACAAGCTTGTGAAACACATACTCAGGTAGAACAGGAAGAAGCTCCCAAAAATAATCAAACGCATCTTGCGCCCACTTAAAGAAGTCTTCGATAGCCTTAAGTGCGCGCTGAAAGAAATCGGTCGCCGTTTGAATCAGTTGTTTGATAGCACTAAGAATGCCTTCCATACATCACCTCACGCAGACAGGAACACGCGAACAGAAAGCAGCGCCCAAAACGCCAAGAACACGGCTTTCAAGATCGGCTCAATCTGAGCCCACAAGGAGCAGTGCGAATCGAACATCACACTCTTCCCGAACAGTTCAACGCTCTGAACTGGACAACTTCCCCCGGTCGGAAACGTGATCTTGCCCAGGGCCTGACCAATAGGGGCTTTCTTGATATCCGTCCAAGCCTTTTGCAGCGACTCGTCAAAGCCCGGAACCTTGTCCGTGCCAAACGGGTTGTTCTTCACGAACGCGCAACTGTCGTCCTTACAGCCACCTTCCAGGCCAGTGCCGCCACCGGTACCACCGCCCTCCCCTGAGCCGTCACCGCCGCCAGTGCCGCCACCCGTCCCGCCGCCATCACCCGTTCCAGGCGTGCCGCCACCATCGCCACCGCCACCGGTACCGCCATCGCCGCCACCATCACCACCACCGCCTGTTCCGCCATCACCACCACCGCCAGTACCGCCACCACCGGTTCCACCATCACCGCCACCATCACCCGGATTCGTCGGGTCAGTGGGGTCAGTGGGGTCAGTCGGCGTCTTGACGCACGTCGTGCCGGACCAGCTATACCCAGCCGGACAGCCAGGGTCGTTCGGATCGGACGGCGGTTCATTCGGATCAGTCGGCGGCGTGCTATTCAACGACGGCCCGGTCATTCCAGGGTTGTTCGTGTCGGCTGGACACGTGGCGCCAGTACTTCGCAGCGAGTAATTGCAGAATCCCTCATTCGTCGAGCCAGTGACGAAATAACAACTCGTAGTCTTCGATGAATCCGCAGAATAAGCGCACCCGTTCTTACAGCCTGCCGGCGGACTACTTATAACTTGATTCCTGCCACCAACCTGAACAACTGGAGACGGCGGACTACTGAACAAGTCATACAACCCCTCAATGCAGTCATTGGGCTTTTCCGGCTCAGGCGGCTTACACATGCGAGCTTCTTCGTCATACTTGCCATTATCAGGGCACTCCGTGCCACGCAAGGATGCATACATGACTTCCCAATAAAGACCATTCCCGGAATACTTACAGGCAACCGACTCTCTAGATATAACTTCTATTTTTCTAGACCAGTTCGTAGAAATAAACGTATAACCCCACTCACAAGCAGAATACGGGTCAGGGAACGCCCTAGAGGCCTGCCCAGGCGGACTAACCCGCCACTGATAATATTCAGCATTCGCAAAGCTCGAAAACAGAGCGACCAATAACAACAACCTGCGCATACTTACCACCTCGAAAAGATCGCCCAGGAACACGCAGCGCCAATAACAAAGAACGCGAACTCATATAAATCCGCCATCGATCAAACTCCCCTGCCAGAAACAAAAAGGGGCGACCGAAGCCGCCCCATCGAACCACCCTCCTCGATCAGCTCCGCAGGAAGCCCAGGACCACGCGAGCGCCCTTGATGCCGGCATACACAGCGGCCAGCAGCGCAGCGACAGCCAGGACGCCGGTCGCGATGGTCGAGAAATCGACATCCTTGGTCATACCGCTGTAATCCCAGCCAGCGGCCGAGGCGGATTGCGAGACGACCAGGGCAGCGCCTACTGCAACGGCGGAACCACCACGAACGAATAGTTTTTTCAGGTTTTTCATAGACTTACTCCTTAAGCTCTTTTAATGAAGTCGAGCACGGCCTTGACGCCCAGGGCGCCGACAAGGACCGTCGCGACAAGACCGAACCCGACAGAGAACGCCTGGGCGAGCGCCTGGGTGTCCAACATCGACGGGTCGAACTGCTCCGGCACCTGGGTCAAGACCCACATGCCCGAACACAGGGGCGCCCCATCCGGCGCAATAGAGATGGAGCCATCGCAGGACAGGGCGGAAATCATCAGGAAGCGGCCTGGCCAGCAGCTTTCGGCAGCGGTTTCACGCCGCAAATACGGCTGCGCTGCATGTTTCGCGGGTCAGGCTCGAACTCGAAGTTCACCGACGACAGCGGCTCAACGCGTTGGAACTGGCTCACTGCTTCCGGCGCGATCGGCAGGTTCTGAGGCTCCAGGCCGACGGCAAACTTGCGATCGGGGCGGGTCGATTGCGTGGCATCGACAGCGAAGTGAACGACCGAAATGTCGTAGGCGTTGCCAGTCTTTTTCGAGGTTCCGGCGTCACGAGTCAGGCCGAGATAGACGAAGGGCATTAGGGTTTCCTCTTGCGGATATACGGGCGATTTGTGCGCCCTGGACTGTGCTGAGGGATTGCGCCCAGCAGCGGGTTTCTACGGGCCGTAACGAAGGCCCGGCGAACGGTTTGCGACTCGGTACGGGTCGCGGATTCGGTGGCAAGCACGTGGCGCATCAGACGGCTCAGCAGCTCAGGCGAGTCGATGCCGGCATCGAGCAGTTCCAGCTCCAGGGAGGACCGGAGCGACAGGTACGACTGGCGGTTGATCTCGATAGCCATCACGGCCACCCGAACACATCGCCGACCCACGGCGTGCCCTTTTCGGTGGTGACAGTGGTCCAGACGCGCTCGGGCTTGCCGCCCTGCTCTTTGTGCTTTTCAAGGGCCTGCAAAGTGGCCTCAACCTGCTGTTGCAGCACGGATTGATTCACCGCCGCCCTAACCTGCTGGCGAAGCTGGATCGACCGGTACTGACTGGCCGACAGGCCGTCGCCCTGGAAACTGACCGTTCTCATGAGCGCGCCCATACGCCCAGGGCGTGAATCAGGGTGGCGGCACCGGCGAGCAGCGCGAGGGCCTGTAGAGTCGGAGCGAGCACGTCAGACCTCATCCTGCTGATCACAATGCTCATCCCAACGCCACAGTTCGAGTTCCTGATAGCACGCCGGACAGGCAAAAAGGGTGGGCTCACCCTGCTCAAACTCAACACCATCGACCACGCCAAATTCACCGCAGTAGCTGCATGGACGCTCAGATTGAATACACATATCAGGCCACCAACCGCAGATGGCGCGGCACGTCCGGACGCCGGTAGAAGCTCGGCGCGGGCACGTCGAAGGTGCGGGAGACTTCGCGCACGTTGTGGATGAAGAACATGTGCCGCGACGCGTCAAAAGGCAGCTTGATATCGAAGCCGATAGCCCGAAGACGGGCGCGATGGGTCTGTACAGCAGACTTATTGAAATCGAATGTCTTACCGTTCATCCATTCCATTGCATAGGTTGCAGTACGAGTGGCCGCCTGCATGGAGTTGCAGACGCCTACGCGCATCAATTCTTCGGAAATGCTGGCAATGTCATGTGCGGTCAGGGTCATTTTGTCGCCCACCTTCAAAAATTCGCCCAGGTGATCCCAGATGCGCTGTTCATCGAACAGGCCCCAATGGCAGAGGCAATCCCTCTTCAGTAGCTCGCTCTTGAGCTTGATTTCAGCGCGGACAACTCCAACTTCTACGCACCAGTCGCGCACCTGGCTGACGTAGCGATACTCCTCAGACTCAGCGCCGTAACGTCGTAGAACCTTCGGCAGCAAATGCCGGGACAGTTCCAGCCCCTTGTCGTAGTAACCCGGGTACACCAGGCGACCGGCCTTCTCTCCCCCGCTGGGCGTCCACACAACGGTGCCGCCGTCCGGGTACAAGTAGCCGATGGAATTCCGGAAACGCTGGCTCGACAGAGCCCGCAGATATGCCGACTCGTTGCCCTTCCCTACGAAGAGATTCCGGGTCGCATCGATCCGAGTGAAAGTGAACCCGTCCACCACCGCCGAACCGTCCTGCAGACGATCAAGCCGGGTGCATCGAGTGAGCGGCGGAAGACCGATTTCCGGTGCGGTCAAGATCGAGTTGATGACGGCCATGTTGTCCGCGAGCGTGGTCAGGCCGTAGAGGTTGTCCAGGCGGTTAACGCGGCTCGCATTGCCGTCGACGTACACCCGGCGCCCTGCCACCTGAATGCGAAACTTCGTGCTGTAGCTACCCTCAGCATGGAAGGGCGGGCACGACTGGCTCAGCACCTCATTGGTCTCTGAGTCGACGTTCAGTCGAATGACCTTGCCCACCTGGGGAATGTCGAACGGGAAATCCTGATAGCCGGATATCCAGTCGTAGAACATCGGTGAACGCGGATCAGTCGAAGGCGACATTGATTTCCCTGTCGAAACTGAGTTTCTAAGAAATTAGATTCGAGCGGAAAATTAGATTCTTAGATTCTCAATGTCAAGGGTCTTAGAAAATCAGGCTAGGATAGGCCCCGCCAAACAGTTGACGGACATAGGAACGAGATGCCCACAAAGCACATCGACGACGCGACATGGCGAAAGGTCGAGAAAGAGACCGTCAAAGCCGTGATCCACTTGCAAGCATCGGTAAAGGACACCGAGGTCCTACGCTGGCTGATACTGAAGGGTCTCGAAGAAATGACCCCGGAAGACCTTGAGCGCTTCCACAAAAAAAGGGACTAGCCACGCGGCGAAGACGAGGCCGCATGCGAAGTCAAAAGCGACTGCGCGCATGGGGTCACCCCGGAGTTCCGGGGTAAAGTGGGGGTGTTACAGCACCCCCACCCCTCCAGCGTCATTCCCGTGACGCATCACGCGAATTCAGCACAGTCAAAAGCATGTCTCCGACGGCCAGGGTTGCACCCTGGACGCAAGCAAGATCGTAGGGCGCTGCCCTACAACCCGCTCTTGCCGCCGAGGGCTCAGGAGGCAGGGACGGAAGAGCTGTCCCTCCCTCCCGAGCTGAGGCTGTTGGCCGAGGTGGTTCAAGGGTTCGCTCCGCCCGGGACTCCGTTTGTCACCGCAAGCGCTGACAAGCCGGGGTCGCGGCCCTTGACCTGCCGGGACTCCCAAGGGGCTGGGGGATCCAAAGAGCGGGCGGCGCTATTTATCGTGACGAGCCGACAAGTGTCACGATAAATCCAGACGAACGGTCGCTATTTATCGTGATTCGTCACGCCAATTCATGTATTTATCGTGACGCGTCACGTATAATTGCACCATGCCCAGCCAGCATGGAGACGCAACCATGATCGACCCAGCAGACAAGCAAACCCAAGCCCTCCCCCTGGAGCAGCCGAAGCGCGGGCGCGGTCGGCCAGCCACCGGCAAAGCCCTGTCCGACGCAGAGCGGGCGCGGCGATACCGGGCGAACAAGAAAAATCGTGACGCTCAGCCGTCACAAAAAACACCGGAAAATGTCGATCTGCTGAAACAGCTCGCACAAGCGCAAGCGCGCATCGCCGAACTGGAAGCCGAATTAGCGTCACGCGTCACGAAAAAAGAAGAAGCCGAGGCGAAGACTTGGGCAATTCAAGAGCGCAAGGGTAAGGCGCGCTGGCAGACCATCAGCAAGGGCCTGACCCGGAAGGCCGGAGAACGCCAGTTCGACAAACTGCTGTCGGGCCTGACAGATCCGCGCTACACCTACCGCATGATTGAAGAATAA